AGCGGACAGAAATACACCTTCTTGAACGAGAGGCCGCCGAAGCCGAGCATCAGCAGCATGCGGTCGGTGTCGGGGTAGTACTCGGACGCCGTGACCGTCAGGTAGTGGTTGAGGTCTTTCTCCAGCGCGTCGGCCATGCGGTCGGTCTGGAACGTGCCGTTGTTGTCGTCGACGCGGATCTTGACCGGGCCGTCGGTCGGGAGCAGCTCGGAGCGGGCGTTCGCCTGAAAGCGCAGCACGGCTTCGAGCAGCAGCGGGTGTCGTACGCGGTTCATGCCCTCGACCGGCGCGCCCTCGGCGGCGCCGCCGATGCCCGGCACTTCGATCTTCAGGCCCAGCAGCTTGATGCCCTGCGCGCGGTCCTCAATCCACTCCTTGCGGCTGTCGAGGTCGTCGCCGACGCCCCGGATCAGGTCGTCGGCAATGCGCGACAGCTCGGCGTCGTCGATCTTGTCGATCAGGTTGTTGAACCAGCCGCCGGTGCCTTCCTTGGCGCTCTCTTCGACAGGCTTGCCGTCGAGGCTGATCGTGATGGAGCCGTCGTCGTGCTCAATCTGGATGACATTGCCCTGATCGTCGAGGTGTTCGACGTCGGCGCCCTCGGGCGCGTCCTCCACGACGATATCCTCGCCCGGCGGCATCGCGTCGGGTTCAGGTTTTACTAGCCGAATGGAAGGGCTCAGCCCGGGCACTAGCGCCATGCAAAAACCTCGTGGAGCGCAAAGGTACCACACTGTGCGCGGCTCATACTACTGACAGACTGTCAACAGTCGAACCGGGTTCGACTGTGATTTTTCAGATTCCGTACAGGTTCGCGGGCGGCGCGCCCCTGTGTTTGAGACTTTCGCCCACCTCGGAGATGTGCTCGCTGCTGCGGGTCAGGAGCCCGGCGCGGCGCATGTAGGTCAGGGCCTGCGATGCGGTGTCCATGATGTCGTCGTGTTTCCCGCGGGGGAACGCCGTGCATTGCGCAATGGTCATCTCGGCCCACTGGCGGTCGGGCGCGAAGACCATGCCCTCCGCGAAGATGTGCTGGATCGCGTAGACGCGGGCGACCTTGTCGATTGCGCCGGGGTTGACGAGCTGGACCGCGAAATCCTCGTAGCCGAAGAGGCGTCGCAACTCTTGCGCCACGCTGTGGCCCGCGGCCTTGTCCTCGATCAGGAGCCGGTCGACCTTCATCTCCTTGCACGTCTTGGCGACGCGCTGGACGAGGTCGTGCAGTTCGAGCCGCTCCTGCCACGCGTTCATGAGCATGACCTTGGGCGCCTGATTGCCGTAGTCGCGCGGGTCGATGTTGACCAGACGCTCGCCCCGGATCACCTGCTTCGAGGGCTGCGCGACGGTGTCGGTCGTGAAGATGCCCCACACGGTCAACGCAGAGAAGTCGTTCTCCTGCTTGGTCGTGAACGCCGTGTCGAGCGATGCCAAGACGTAGTCGAACTGCGGGAAGTGCGGCGCGTCGTGCAGCTGCCACCAGTCGCGCTTGATGATGCCGCCGCCCTTCGGCTCCGGGCGCTGCTGTAGCTGACCCGCGGCCTTCCACGGGCCCAGCCGCTTCTTCAGCACCTCCACCTGCTCGGTCGCGAACCGTTCGGGCCACAGCAGCTCGCCAGCCTCGGTGCGGGGGTCTTCCCAGCCGATGCTGGTCGCGACGCTGCGCTCGGGCTCGAACTCCATGGGCAGCATGAGGTGCGTCCAGCCGTCGTCGGTGTCGAGGATGTGACCCGTGAGGTCCTCCTCGCCCAGCCGCTGCTGGATGACGATGTAGGCTCCGGTGCGGGCGTCGTTGAGGCGCGTGCTCATCGTGCCGTCCCACCAGTCCTTGGTCGTCTCGATCAGCGCCTCGGACAGCGCCTCGTTCGCGGCGTTCGCATCGTCCACGATTATGATCGACCCGCCCTCGCCTGTGACGCGAGCATCTACTGCGGTAATCAACCGCTCGCCGCGCTTGTCGTTCTGGAAGCGCCCCTTGGTGTTCTGGTCGCCGACGAGTTGAAAGCGGTGGCCCCACAACCTCTGGTACCACGGGCTCTCAATCAGGCGCCGCGTCTTCACGCTGTCGCGCATCGCGAGGGACATCGCGTAAGACGCGTGCAGCAGCGCCACCTGCGGCCCCGACACCGGGCCGATCTCGCGCTGCGTCCAGACCCACGCCGGGAACGCGACGCTGACGAGGGTTGAATTGTGCGTCGGGATCAGGTTGCGCCCGACGAGATACAAGCCATCGGCCGCGTCGACCTCGATACAGTGCCCCTTCTTCCCGCGGGGATCGTAGGTCACCGACTTCAAACCGACCGCGCGACGCGCCGCAAACCGTTTCACTTGCTTGCGCGGCAGGCGCGTAGGCAGCTCTTCCGTCGGCTGGAACCCCACGACCCAGTACGGTTTGGTCCCTTGAATGCCGCTCGAAGATTTGCTTGGCGCGCGCTCAATCACAGACGTGCGCCAACCCATCGAACGCACTAGTGCGATCACGTTGTCGATCAACGCGCGGTTCGTGTTGGTGAAATGACAGCGGCCGTTCTTGTCGACATGTCCATCGGTGTCGATCAACCCGGCGAGGAGCTGCAAACGCTGCGGCACCGAGGCAAGTTGGTACGCCTCCGGTATGTGCTTGAGGGTGAGCACACCAGCAGCGGCAAGCCCCTCTTTCATGCCGGTGTAGGCAAACGACGTCGTTAGCACGCCCGTATCCTTGTGCGTCCACACGGCGCTTGGCGCAAAACCGAGGTTGACGATGTGGTCGATGTGTTCGCGGTCCTTCGGCGAGTGCGTAACGCACGCTTTGCCTGTGCTGCCGTCGCCAAGCCACACCCCCAGCACGTAGGGGTCAAGCGGCAACGCGGCTAGGGGGAACTGCACCGGCTGCACCAACGGGAGCTGGTGCAACGCGCGGCCGCCGCTCGACGCGCGCTTGTTCGTCTTGCCCGTCTTACCCCAGCGCCCTTTGCGCGGCTCAAGGAAGACGTTCGTCTCGACCGTCTCCCACTTGCGGGCGCTGCGGTTGAACAATGTCCACTCATGATTCTCATGGCAATAAATCACGCTGCCGTCGAAGAACTCGACGCGCACGTTCGACGGCGTCTTGCCACTGACCGCCTTGACGCGCACGGGCTTGCCTGAAGGGCTGAAGACGTAGTCGCCAGCGCGTAAATCACCGTGGCGCATCCAGCCTTTCGTTGTCAGCACCGGAGTGTCGTCGGCGACCTGCTTACCGCAACGAGGCGGGACGTTGATCAGCAACTTGCGGATGTCGCCGTCGGCGACCGCTTCAAGGTGCTCGCACATCGCCTCAAGGGGCCAGCCGTGCGTGAACGGCGACGGGTCGATGTATTTCCACGCATGCTGGAGGAACGTGTACAGCGACGTCTCGCACTCGACGCGTTCGATCTCGCGCAGCGTCTCGAACGGGTTGAGGTCCGCTAGGTTCATGCTCGCTTACGGCGAGTGCGCCGCGATGGCGTGTTGGCCCGCACGCGCTTCTCGATCTCTTCACGCAGGTGCCAGTGATCGTAGAACGCCTGCAGGATTTGAGCGTCGGTCACGGCTTGGGCTCAAAATACCGGGCACGAGGTCCGCAGACATCGCGGCCGGGGTCAGGCGGGTTTGCGCGCTCGCTGAAACAGTATTTTGGCCCCGGCGTCTCAGTAGGACGCCCGCACATGTTCAGGCCGTCGCCGTTGAGCCAGCGGTGGGCGCAGTCAACGCAATAGGGGCTCATTGCAGCCTCGAATAGTCGCCCGCGTAGTACAGGCCGTGCAAAATGTCGGGGGCGTATGCGCTGCTCATGAGCGCCTCGAACGCCGCGCGCTGCCGGCTGCTGCGCTTGTCGGTGATCTGCGCGTAGGCGCCGCCCGTGACGTCCCAGCCGACGTCGACGCCGGCGCGCATGGCGGCGCGCAGCAGCTCGGGTGCGAGGACGGCGGACGGCTTCATGCCCGCAGTGTACAGCATCAAACTGCGTGGAAACAATGCCAGAGGGCGTGCCGGTCGACGTAGCCCTCGACGTCAAAGGCGCCGCGGGTCTGTGTGAAGGCCATGAACAGCGGCAGCAGCAGAGCCAGATCGCTGCGCGTAGTGACCGCCTCGGGCTCGAAGGTGTAGGCCTTGTCGCCGATGTGGAAGTGCAGGTCTTCAACGGCTCTCATCTTCGGTTTTCCCCTTCGTTGCCTGCAGCAGGATTTGCTTGAGCTGATCCCTCTGCTCGGGTGCCAACGCCAGCACGTCGATCCGCGTCGCCTGCGTCTCGATGGGCCCGCCGTCCTTGCCCGTGATTTCGGTGATCACCTTGTCGCCGTAGACCTTGGGCAGCACCTTGCCGAGGATCCACTTGCGCGTGTCGATGCGCAGCTTCGCACGCGAAATGTGATCGTGGTCGGGCACCATCTTGCCCTCCTCGTTCATCACGTAGTCGTCGCTGCGGTCGTCGGCGATGGTCGTC